GTAGCTGTTTTTGATGGTGAAACAGTTGCAGTATTAGTAGATGTTCTTGTTGCAGTTGATGTTCTTGTATTAGTTGGTGTTTGGGTAGCGGTTGGTGTTTGTGTTGCTGTTCTAGTACTTGTAGGTGTTTGAGTACCAGTACGGGTATTAGTTGATGTTCTTGTACTTGTTGGTGTTTGTGTACCAGTACGTGTTGCAGTACTTGTTCTTGTACTCGTTGGTGTTTGACTCTTTGTAACGGTGTTTGTCGGTGTCTGTGTAGATGTGCGTGAAACTGTAGCTGTTCTTGTACTCGTTGCAGTATTTGTTTGAGTTCGTGTTGGTGTTGGTGTTTCAGTACCTGTTTTAGTTGTTGTAGATGTACGTGTTTGTGTTGGTGTTGGTGTACCGGTTCTTGTTTCTGTTGGTGTTCTTGTACTCGTTGGTGTTTGTGTGTTAGTTCTAGTTGTTGTAGATGTACGGGTTGATGTAGGTGTTTGTGTAGCAGTGCGAGTAGAAGTGGGTGTTTGTGTACCTGTTTTAGTTGTTGTAGATGTTCTAGTACTAGTAGATGTTACAGTGTTTGTTCTTGTTTCAGTCGGTGTTCTTGTACTTGTTGGTGTTTGGGTACCGGTTCTTGTAGATGTTCATGTTCTTGTTTGTGTCGGTGTTTCAGTAGCAGTACGGGTATTTGTTGATGTTCTTGTTTGTGTCGGTGTTTGCGTAGCTGTTCTTGTAGTTGTAGATGTTCTGGTTTGGGTTGGTGTTTGGGTATTAGTACGAGTTGAAGTTTGAGTAGATGATTGTGTTGGTGTAGTTGTTGATGTTCTTGTAGATGTAGGTGTCTGTGTTCCTGTTCTTGTAGTTGTAGCAGTTCTTGTGCTGGTAGGTGTTTGTGTACCGGTTTTTGTTTGGGTAGGGGTTTTTGTGCTGGTAGGTGTTTGTGTAGCACTCCTAGTAGGTGTACTCGTTCTTGTTTCTGTCGGTGTTCTTGTACTAGTACGGGTTTGTGTAATTGTTTGAGTTGGTGTTTCTGTAGCTGTTCTTGTTACCGTTGATGTAGGTGTTTGAGTAGCAGTACGTGTAGTTGTAGATGTTCTTGTACTAGTTTGTGTTACAGTTTGTGTAGGTGTTTGAGTACGGGTTTGAGTTGGTGTTTGTGTTAGTGTACCACCAATTGTTGCTGTACTTGTTGGTGTTTGTGTTGCTGTTCTTGTTATAGTAGATGTTCTAGTACTAGTTTGTGTTACAGTTTGTGTGGGTGTTTGAGTGGCTGTACTTGATACAGTTGCAGTATTAGTTGGTGTTACTGTTCTTGTTTCTGTTTGAGTACGTGTTGGAGTTTGTGTTGAACTTTGTGTAGGTGTAACAGTACTTGTTCTAGTTTCAGTTGGTGTTTTTGTATTTGTTCTTGTTACTGTTAAAGTACGTGTAGAAGTAATTGTTTGTGTAGGTGTCTGTGTAGGTGATTGTGTAGGTGTCTGGGTGCTAGTACGTGTTGTGGTGGATGTTCTAGTTGGTGTAACTGTACTAGTGTTAGTTCTAGTAGAAGTAATAGTATTAGTTGCAGTTTGTGTAGGTGTTTGTGTAAAAGTTACCGTTGGTGTATTAGTACGTGTACTAGTAATTGTTCTTGTAGGTGTGTTTGTAGCTGTACTAGTTCTAGTTGCAGTAGCGGTACGTGATGCTGTACGTGTTTGTGTAGGAGTTTGTGTAGATGTTTGTGTTTTTGTTAACGTACGTGTTGATGTAATAGTGCCTGTTCTAGTTGGTGTATTAGTTCGAGTAGCTGTTTGTGTTGGTGTGAATGTTCTTGTAGATGTTTGTGTGGAGGTATTTGTAGGGGTAGGTGTTAAAGTATCAATAGTGGTTGGTGATACAGTACGTGTATTGGTGCGTGTTGGTGTGGATATATTTTTTACCTTAGATAAAAACCCTGGTAACAAATCACTTAAACCTTTTTGTAAAAAATTAACCATACTCGTTATTATTTATTTATAATGGTATAAAGTTAAATATTGCATTAATATTAAGATAATATTACAGTGTAAGTAGTACCATTTACAAAGTCGTTACAATAATCAGTACCACCAAAATTTATAGTCTTTGGTGTATAAGGTGCAACGGGCATAGTAAAAGTAACAGCAAGATTAATTAAAGCAATAGGTGCACTTGTACAACAAAATGACATTGTTCCAATAAATTCAGTTGAAAACCCGTCAATTGCACCTGGAGCTGAACCAATATTCACTGTTATACCATTGGGGTTGGTTACAGCATATGTTAAATCAGTTATATTGGTATTAAAGGTATTATAACCGAGAATTGTAATATTTACAGGTGCGGCACATGGTGTCTGAGTTGGTGTCTGAGTTGGTGTTGGTGTTCTTGTGCTAGTTCTTGTATTAGTTGGTGTTTGAGTTCTAGTCGGGCTAGGTGTACTAGTTATTGTTGTGTTAGGTGTTGGAGATGGTGATCTTGAAGTCGTGGGTGTTCTAGTATTAGTTGGTGTCTTTGTTGGTGTTTGAGTACTGGTTGGTGCTATGGCAGTACTGGTAGATGTTACAGTTGCTGTTTTAGTTCCAGTAGGGGTTCTTGTCGTTGTTATAGACAATGTGGGTGTAGGTGTTAATGTAAAACCTTGTGTACTAGTAGATGTTCTAGTAATTGTAGGTGTTCTAGTAAACGTTGTGGTTCTCGTTAAAGTAGAAGTTCTGGTAGTTGTAGGGGTATTTGTAAGTGTCTGTGTTGGTGTTTGTGTTCTTGTTCTAGTTGGAGTTGAACCTGGTGGAGATGTATTTGTAGATGTTCTAGTTTCTGTTCTTGTTCTAGTGGTTGTGGCTGTTTTGGTAGGTGTAGCTGTTCTTGTAGGTGTTTGTGTTAATGTAATAGTGGGTGTTACAGCAATAGTGTTAGTATTTGTACTAGTTCTAGTATTTGTTGGTGTTCTAGTGTTAGTTGGTGTTTGTGTAGGTGTTTGGGTTGATGTATTAGTTGGTGATACAGATTTAGTAGTTGTTGCAGTTCTAGTACTAGAGGCTGTTTTAGTAGGTGTCTGTGTAGGAGTTTGTGTAGGACCAACAGTATTTGTAGGTGAAAAACTATTTGTTTTAGTCTGAGAAGGGGAAATGGTATTAGTAGGAGTTCTAGTAAGTGTAGGTGTTCTAGTAGGAGTTGATGTTAAAGTTCTTGTAAGTGTGTTAGTTGGTGTTGCAAAAGGTGTATTAGATAAGGTATTAGTAGCAGTCCTAGTGGTTGTTTGTGTTCTAGTTTGTGTTCTAGTTTGTGTAGATGTAAAAGTACGTGTTCTAGTTTGTGTTTGTGTATTTGAAACTGTATTAGTTCTTGTCGATGTAGGTGTTCTAGTACTTGTGGCTGTACTAGTAGGTGTTTGAGTATTAGTTGGTGTAGTGGTAGTTGTATTTGTACGTGTAGCAGTACTTGTTCTTGTAGGTGTTACTGTAGATGTACCTGTTATTGTTTCAGTAGGGGTGCGAGTTGAAGTACGTGTAGGTGTCTGTGTAGGTGTCTGTGTCGGTCCAACAGTATTTGTAGGGGTAACTGTAATTGATACAGTGGAGGTGGGTGTAAGTGTAGCTGTTCTGGTAGGAGTACTTACAATACCACCTAGTATTGGTGGTAAATCATCAGCTTTACCTTTATTTACAAAAAAATCAGCCATACTAATATATATTTATTAGTTTACTGTATTACACCCTGTAAATAAGATTTATAACCCGATTCGTTTGAAACAATTAAACTAAAATTACAACTTGCTGATACCGGGGGTAAATTTATCAAAATTACGGAACCATCATAGGTCACTTGTCCACCGTTGGTAGTAATTTCATATGCACTAAACGGTGGATTACTTGAAGCTAATGATGTATTACTATAGAAATCTACCGATGATAACGTAGGTAAAACAGAATTGTTAGCTGATAGGAATACTTTCTTAGTGTATTCCATTTGTGGATTATTACTTAAGAACCCACCATTAAGAGTAATTTTTGGTAAATTACCTATGTTAAAATAACCTGTGCTTAATGTATTATTACCATATGTAAATGTTATATTTGTAGTATCTGGTAACGCTTTAACAACTATTGTATCCTTATTGCTAGATAATTGATCATTATAGGATAGTAATTGCTGTGCTGAATAGTAATCATCTACATCTATAGCTGATACAGGGTAGAAATTAGCAGATACTGTATAAACATTTGAAACAGGGTTGTTATCATTTCTAAATAACCAACCTTTTATAGTAAAACTGGTATCAGCAGTTACTCTATACTTAGTTCCTGCATCAATTTCAGTGGGGTAACTAAGGTTTACACTACCTTCCCACATAACTTCTGATCTAATTTCCTGCATATACGGTAATTGTATATCAGTTGGAACCTTCCAAGATATAATAATATACGGATTGGTATATGGAATAAAATTGGTAAGTATCTGATCAATATCAGTTTGATACTTACCAATTATCGACATGCTGACCGATATATTTACCGGTATAGGGGTTTTATAAAAATATGATTTAGATACGCTATTTTCATAAAACCCATCTAATTTATTGAAAACTCTCGAGTCATCTCTTGATATACTACCTATAGATATGGCAATACATGGTAAGTCTATGTTTTGAGCCTTGTTGACAATATCATATAACACCCTTTGCTTAGGTGAATATAGATATCTAACATTGATTTTACTTACTGTCTGTCTTTGATTGTTGAATCTCTTAATTACAACACTATCAAAAGCATTACAAAATTGAGTAAGTAAATCTTTTATCTCAAAATGAAACGTTTCAAACCTCACATAGTTATTTATGTGATTAAATGATACGTTCTACAAAATCTTTAGGTATATTACTAACATTTTCCTTAATAAGCTTAATTGCAGTACTGTCTAATACATAGGTAACAGAGTGGTCCTCCTTACTTCTTGTACATCTACCTGACATCTGCACTAGTGAATTTATCGTCTTATCAGTATACCACGTTTTGTCTATATCAAACTTACGTCTGATACGTTTGTTAGATAATGGTGGGTATGGTGTTTTAACTATAATCTGAAACCTACCCTTATCACCATTGAAATCAGTGCCGAAACCTAATGATGGACTCACTAATACTGTTGGTTCCTTTGAATTAAAGTGCATCTCAATGAGTTTTTCATTGTTTACATTGTCTTCTCTAAATATAAACCTTTTACCTTTTAACTTGGTTTTAAGAAAATTGCATATATCACTAGTGTGAGTATGTATTAAACCCTTTTCTTTACCATGAGCATCACATAGTTCTTGTATCTGTTGTGCAATTACTGGTAAGTTCTTCTTTAAGTTTTCATAGTTTAGTGGTGTCTTTGAAGATACATATATTGGTGATTTTTTAGCATCAAATGTTGAGTCTATATCAATAAAATCATAATCATCAGGCTTTAACCCTAATGATTTAGCATACATCTCAGGTCTAGTGATGGTTGCTGACATCAGAACAATCTTATCACCATAATCAAATATATCTTTACAGAGAATATCAACATTCAACGGTGTAAAAGAGATTCTTTCTGCATTTTTATCAATAATATACTCACAAGTACTCCAATAATCCAATACTGTAGCAATTTTCATGCTAAGATTACTTAAAAACTTTAATTTGATACGATCACCCAATGAAATTGAAGTGGTTTTATTAGACATTTTTTCTTTTAACTCTTGGCACTCTTCATTTACATCAGTATGAAGGTTATTAATCCAAGTAAACACTCTATCATATGCATCTGTAGTTACTTTATTGACTTCAATACCGGCTAATTTTAATTTAGCATAATCAATAGAAATACCATATCTATTGGCAAGTTCTTCTTCTAATTCACTTGCTTCATCACATATAATATAATTTCTACGTTTAACATGTCCTGGTAATGCTAAGAACATACTATAATTAAGAACTGAAAACTTAGATATAATACTAGCATTTCGTTGATTATAGTATGTACATTTATTAGTTGACCAGCATGTGTTACGTAAAGTTGTAGAAAATATACAAGGTGCAGCTTCTACATCAAAATTCTCATCTATATTGCATTTATAATTTGTTTTACCCTTTAAATGTTGGGTATTTTCAAAGAGTTGAACATATTGATCTTGTAATTGTTTAGTTATTGTAAGTGCAAATGCTCCATGACTAAATTCTGCCATACAATCCATCTCATTTTGATAATCACCAAATTGATCGGTTTTAAATGCATCATATGATTCAATTAATTGTTTAAATCCTTCACTGCATTCATTACTTGCATTACCAAGTGTTTTAGATATGAATGATTTACCAGAGCCGGTTGGTGCTCTCACTATTGCAAATTTTTTCTTTTTAAATGTATTATCCAATGCTCTAAGTACTTGAACTTGTGAAGGGGTAGGTGTAAACCCTTCAGGGAATTTAGACAGAAATTTCATTATTATTAATATAATATAAACCTTTTATTGCACAAAAGGTTATTTTGCTGTATGTAATCTAACAGACTCGATAAAATACTTAGATAAATCTACTTCAGTACGGTCAATCATACATTTACAAAGAATATATACATCAGTATTTTTATCTTTATTAGTATACCCTCTACCATTACAATGTTTACAATTATGTTTTGGAAATTCTTTTAAAGGTATCTGACTTTTATCTAACAAATCAACTTCTTCTTCTGGTACTTCATAACAAATGCCAGAATTAATACTGATAAATTTTTTCATAATGGTTTAATTGTAAGTGTTGTATTATAAAACTTATTCTTTTTTACTGGTTGATTCAAAATAAATTTATAGTTTAATAAATCATCATTAACTGCTAATACATGTAACCTATAATCTAATTTTAATTTTCTGTTATTTTCTTCAATTACCCCAAATGGATATGGTAATTCATATGTAAAATTACCATTCTTTTTAGCAAATACAAAGTGGATAGTATATTCATGTATATTAAAAATTAATAGTTTACCAGATTTAAGTAATCTGCTATCTTTATTATAGATACCTATATTTGTTTGTAAATACGGTAAAAAATAAGATTCAATAATTTCCTTAGTCATTTGTTTTGAAATGTTAATTTTTCTTCTGGTGTCATCTTTTGTAGAACATTAGCAAAATACTCCCAGAACTTTTCATTTGCGGGTATTGTTGCTACAATCTCCATTTCATCACAACTAACATTGCGATAATCTTGCATAAAGATGTCCCACACAGTAAGAACATTCTTCTGTGCAGGATTGAATCTTGGTGGTCTATAGGTAGGTCTGAAATTGAGCGTCAACCTACCGTTCGTGCTATTGAGAAGAGAATAACTCAGAGTCGCCATCATTCGTCTAAATGGTGATCGATCTGCTAACGGTCTTCTTCTTAAAAATTTAATTTCACAAACATTATTAAGAAGAATAGTTTTAAGTTGTTCTCTACTTACTTTCATTTAATGGGCTAACAACACCGAATATACGCTGTTCATTGAGGAAAACACCTTTTTTAATTTTACCATAACCATTGACATCTAAATTTTGAATTTGTACACCCATGTTATTTGGAAAACAAACATAATCACCTACCGTGACCACATCAACAGCATTTCCAACAAGTGCAACTTTACCTATTCTCCATGCTTGTGTGAGTACATTAAGAGGAATTGCTAAACCATTTCTCATAATGGTATCCCCGCCTTCATCACCGAAATCGGTATACTCAACCAAAATAACATCACTCATAATCTTTGAAAGTGCAAAACCTCTCAAAGTTGAATTAAATGATTGATTATGTGGATTTGAAAGATCAATTAAACTCTTACTAATAGGTCCAAGAGAGTCAATGCTAGCCTTATTGCTCATATTGTTTTAATTTAAGTGACAGTTCTTTAATATCAATATTATTGTCTTCAATATATTGAAATATTTCTCTTTGAGAAATTTGTAAATTTTTTGATAAAAACTCTACTACTTTCTTATCGATTTTATTTTCCGCTTTATCTTTTTTAAGATATTGTATACGTTGGATTTTACCTTTTGGTATAATATTACATAAAAATTCATAATGGTCCTTTTTATTTTTAAAATTACTATAATATTTATTAGTAGTTTCGTTAATTATAATCGAATAATTATCAGAATACATGGAGAGCCAGCGATTAACCATATAACCGCTGTACTCTTTTTCATTATCAGGTATTTCTAATAAATTTTTCGACTTATAATGAACTATGTCATTTATAATATCGAATATCATATTAGTGCGAAATAATCTTACTACCGGCTACAAATATATCATCGTTCATAGAATAAAATATATTAATTACATTGTTAATAAAATTACCCACCTGCTCATCATTAAAATTAGTGCTATAAGCAAATACCGGTGCCTTTTCACCAGCATTCACATTAATACCTAAATGACCTAATGCAGCCCCGTTCTTAATATGTGTAATACTAACACTACACTTACCTTCAGTTTGAATTACCCCTCTTTGTTTATGCTCTTTCTTTACGTAAATATCATCACCTCTGACATCAATAGGGCAATTTAAATACCCGGAAGTACCAAGAAGAGCACCTACATTTGCACAAAATAGTCTCTGATACGATACTGCACCAAACACATTATCACCTAAAAGAGGTATTTCCCAAAGAAAGTTAATTGAATCATCACTCCAAATATAATCTTTCTTATCAACATCTTCCTGATCAATCATACCATCAGCAAGAACTTCCATTCTACCTCTAAAAGCAATAATATTACCGATTGGTAATACTTTATCCTTAAAGAATTTATAGGCAAAACGATTATGAAGAAGCATACCGTCGTATGCAGTAATATTTTGAATAAACATACAATATTATTTTAACTTATTACCTGAGTTATTCAAGTAAAATTTAAAGTTTTATTACCCACTCCAAAGGTGGTTTTTTACCTATATTGGCCTTTATTTTGTAGTAATCTAATTCAGGTACATATATTATATTTCTTAATGTATTTGTATTGTAAAAATCTACATTTTCAGCTATAAAATTTTCACCCATATTAAATTGAAAACAGTTACTTATTGATTGGTTATTTTGTAATTCAATATCATCATCTACTAAATTACAAATAATATCTTCATACATAATACCTAAATATTTGTAGTATTGTATCGTATAATTAGATAAATCATGGAATTTTAGCTGTTCTAATATGTTATAATATCTTACAAATAAATCTTTCCTAAATATACCTATATTCATTCCATATCTAGCACGTAATCTTTTATAGTATATACCTTTAAAGTCATTAGCAACTAAGTTAAAGAAATTAGGACCCATATATGCGGTATCATGAGTGTAAAATATATACTCTTCAAACTCTTCTTGATGTTCAGCTATGTAAAATGCTGCAGTAAAATCTATACCACCATATGTTACAAATACATGTTTTACTCCATCTATAATTTTTGTTTCATTATTTGGTGATTGACCAACTATAATTACAAATTTATCTTTCCAATTGTAATTGGTTTTATCTAAACTACTAAACATGACTTCAGTGGCTTTTTTATAAAATACATAATTACTATTTACCACATAAGTTATATTCATTGTAGTTCTAAAATATAATCTAATGCTTTACTATTATATACCGATTTTAATAATTTTGTATTGTTTATTACACAATGACCACCAATTTTACCTTTAGGTGGATATAATACCGGTCTAATTACATGAGGCATGTTTAATTGTTTATAACCTTCATTATAACTCAAATTCCATTTGGTGGCCACATCATCAAATTTAACATTGTATTGTTCACATAATTTAGATATATCATTATGAAATGCAATACATAAACCATAGTAAGTGGTACATATAATTTTAGCTAATTCTGCAGCAGTACTACTTTCTACCACTTCACATTCTATATTGAGTTTATTTAAATGTTTTACAGCTAATTGAACTGTTTCTTTATTTTCTCCACCAACAAATTTGGTAAATGTTAAAATACCTTGCTCTAAATTTGGATGTACACCTCTAATAGGTGAATAAACAATTGAAATATCACCATTAAATTGTTTAATTATTGTATTTGTGGTACCTGGTGGTACAGTACTATGTATAATAGTTAATTGTGGTTTGTATAGATTTATGTATCCGGTAACATTTTGTATAAATGTATCGTTATAAGGTATACATATATTAAGAATATTTAATTTATCAGGAAATGTATTAATTTTTTTAAAGGTATCTAATATATATATAGAACAATTGCATTTTTTATATATTTCATGCAATGAAGCCCCAACTTCACCGTAACCAGCAATACCTACTATTTCCATACATAATATATATTACAATTCGGTAAATATATCCACATACTTTTCATCCCCGTAAATATGATCTATAATTGGTTTGATTTGAACAAAATTCATGTTTAATGGTCTCAAAAAGTTAACCAATACATATTTGTTTTTCTTAAGTTTATCCATATCTATTTTCCACCATGATCTATCTATCCAAAAATGTTCTATATCTACACCTCTAGGTGTATGTGTCACTGGTACTTTAGATCTATTTAATAATACCCTCATTAATGATTCATCTGAAAAAACATTAGTGTTAATAGATTCTTTACCATCATAAACATGTATATTTTTAAATGATAAAATATAATCTTTAAAACAAAGATCTAAAGGGTTAACTATTTTAGTAAATAATGCACCTTCAGCTGTAATTTCACCCATTGGAAATTTACCTTCATCTGGAGTTTTTTTATAAACCTCCTTACCTACAGCCAATACGGTATTAGGTTCACGAGTTGATAACACCCGGTGAAAATATGATATTGATAATGGTGCAGTATCAATATCATTTACCATGCATATTCTGTCTAAATAATGTTTAGCAATATAAAATCTGGCCATTTTTGCTTGGTTACCTGTAGGTAAACCTTGCACTGGAGGAAATGTAAATACATCTCCATATTGTCTCATCTTTATTATTAATGGGTGGTTATCTGGTTTGTTAGTAACAAATGCTAATGAAACCGGTGCATTGAAGAGTCTATTCCATGCTTTAGCTACAATAGGAAAAAAATTAAGGTATGTTTCGTTATCGTCAGTGCTAAGTAATATTCTGTTCATTATTAAGTGCCTTTAATATCGGTACTTTTATTAAATGTTCTGGTTGTTGAAATTCAACCTCTATATCTGTATTAGTGAATTTTTCTACTTCTAAATATAATCTACTACCACCACTGCCAGCCAAATACTTTGTAGCTTTATATTGTTTACAAATTTCTACTAATCTATCTGTACCTTTAAAATTAGTTGGTTCATCTACTACTATACAAGTGTTAATATTAAGTAATTCAACTATTTTACGGATAATTGCTATATTTGTACAAACTAAGCTACTACTAATATAATTATCAAATTGAGATAAAATATGTTTATATTCAGGTAAATTATTTTTTATTTTTTCCCAATCATCGTGAGGGTTAACATATACTTTATTAACTATAGGTTCTAACCCTTTGTTAACACTCAATGTTTGCCACTTATCATTAAAGTTAAACCGGTTTTGAAAATTATTCTTTTCAAATTGACAGTGCGTTAAAATTACAAATATATCACTACTTTTAATCTTTTGAAAAAAAGGATACCATGGGACAAAATTAGGTTGGTGTATTGAAATTACCATGTGTTATCTACTATGTATGCTTTACAACGTGTAACATTATTATTTTCAGCTACTACTTTATATTCTGGATTATTTTGTAAAAATTCATTAACTGCCTCTGGCACCTGACTTACTGTGGTATTACGATTATAATCATCAATACAAATAACAGAACATTTTAAAGTAGTTAATAGCTTTATATCACTTAACACTGCTTCTTTAAATTGCAACCCATCAACGAATGCAAAAGCAATAGGTGTATGCTGTTTTAATATCTTATAGAGTGATTTATCTTGTGATGGTACCTGATAATGTGTAATTCTATTCTTATTTCTAAATGGTTTTATATTATTACTCCACACTTCATATGGATATGGTTTACCGTAACTTTCAGGTATATTATTCCAATTTGATTCAAATGGGTCAATAGCTATATACTCTCTATTATGTTTTTCACATAGTTTAAGTAATTCAACACTGGTATCCCCATGTCCTACACCTATTTCAATAATACCACCTTCTTGTTTATTAAGTGTAAATTCAACTATTTGTTGAAAAGTTAATTCCACGTTTGGGTTGGATTGTATAAACATTTTTGTTGTATTCATAATTACCAGATGTATGCAAAGTTATCTTTATCACTATAAAACTTTACTTGTTTATTTAATCTTACAGCTAACTCTTCAGCAAGTTCATGCATTAAACCAGTTAACAAAGTTTTCGTAAGTCATTTCTCGTGCATGTATATACCAACGTGTTTGCTCGGGGTCGTACTTGTTATATTCCATACACTTCCAACCATTTTCAAATTTAATAAGAGTAATATCATTCTCAATACAAATAAGCTCAGTATGAACATTCCACTTGTTAAATGGTGGAATAAATACTTTAGCATTTGCAAGAGAACAAGAAATAAGAATTGACATCTCTTGCTGTTCAGGTGTTAAAAGTCTATGATCAATATGAATTAACCCATGACCAGCTGTAACCACATCATCACGTAATTTAGGTACCCCAGCAATATTAGGTTTAAAAAATACCTTTATATCTGATAACGCATTAAAAATTTTAGGGTAAACTCTTTCTACCTTACTACCTGTCTCATTAGACATATTATGCACTAATGGTGAAACACCCCAAAGAACTTGGCTGTCTGGTACATTTTGAAGGATATAATCTGTCATTAAATTGACAGTATCCATATTGCAGTTTACACAAACATCATCAAATCTAAATATTTTTTTCATGCTTTATATATTCTAAAAGTTTTTCTACTCTTTTATTGTAAGTATGTTTCTTAACAAAATTAAAACCATTTTGTGTAATTATTTCAATTAACTTAGGGTTATTTTTTAAATAATCAATTCGTAAATTCAATTCATCTAAATTTTTATACATTACACAGTTATCGAAATCTATAAATCCTAACTCTTCGTATTGTGGATTGTAGTTAGTTAACAGTAATGTACCACATCCTAATGTTTCAAAGCTTCTATAGTTTATATCATTAGCTATATTCTTATTAAAATGTATGTGATAAGAGTTAATTGCTTTAACCATTTCATCACCAATAACGAATATTTCTTGTTTTAACCCTTTATAGGCTGTAAGATGATCAATTAATTGCTTACGATTAACATAATTACCACAAAAACCCAAAAAATATTGCTTTGCAATATCAAGTTTCCTAATAAGTGTGTCATCATAAGCATTTGGAAACCAAGCTCTATTACAACCAGTGGCATAATCTTTAGTAGAGTGTAAAAGTAAATTATATTTTCCATCATTAAAAATCTTATCATATGGTTCAACACCTCTACAATGAGCATCTATAGACCATAAGATCTTATATGGTTTATGTATACAAGATATATCAGGTAACCAACTGTCTCCATAGTTTTCAAGGTTGAAGATGATATCATAACTATTATAATCTATATCATAGATAAAATTATCATGTCCTTTACCCCAAACTACAGCATCATGACCTAGATGTTTAAAGGCTCTTTGTAAGCTTAAACACTCACGGAACTGTTTATTACCTTCATTTCTACCTGCTTCTTGTATAATTAAGACTTTCATTATTTTATATCTATAAGACCTTTGTAATCATCATTACGCTGATTGTGTTCATTAAAGATGCAACCAACAAATTCATAATCATTACGCTTTACTGGGAATTTAAGCACGTTTTCGTTCCTATGACGTGGGTCATTTATGCTATCGTGTTCAATACGTAAATCTTTAACGTATTTCCACACCATATCTTGCAAGAAAAATTGATCAATACCTTTAATGAATTGAGGTCTCATCTTAACATATTGTTCAATTAACTGTACCATATTAGGTATCACACCGATTTTACACCCCCACATACCTCCTAGGAACTTGACACCGTAATGCCATGGGTGATCACGCATACAATGGAATGGTTTACTTGATTTCTCCCATTCTGCAACGCACATTTTTTCTCTTAATGATAATCTTGAGTCAGTATCTCTAATAATATACTTTGTTACCTCAGGGTCATCATTAACAAAGAACCTAATAAACAAATTATACCAAGGTGGATAGTTATGTTCTACCACACGAATTTGAGCACCTGCTTTACTTAACTTTTTAAGCAATTCTACATCAGTGTATTTATCTGTATATATTCTTACCTTCCAATCTGGGTATATTTCATTAGCAAGTTTGATATTTTCAAACGCACCTTGAATATACATAGGGTTATCACCCCAAAGAGAAAAACTTATAACTTTCATATTAACAATCTACCTTAGTGAAATCAGGAGTTAAATTAAGAATTTCAGCCCACTTGTTAATTTCTTTAACTCTCTCAGGTCCAAGCTTAGGCCATAGCTTATCAGAAAGTTCCTTATTAGGTCCTTCACGTTGTTCTAAACCTTTAGCAACTCTATCTTTTTCCATTGCATTGAATACCCAATGGTTATGGGTAATAGTGATATCAGGACGAAATACCTTACTATTAAATGCAAGATAAATCTGATCTAACCACTGATCAACCCAGTTTCTAACAAATTCATCACGCATAAACTTACCTGTCACCTCGCAATAATACCTGTGAATAAATAACCATGATGGGAATTGATCTTTTCTATAACCATCGTTACCGCAAACTAACTTAAACTTATTAGGACACTTTTCAGCAGTAAACTCTTCAAGTATCTTTTCATCCCAGTTATCACTACTAAACATCATATCATCACCCACCATGGAAATAATTTCCTCAGTACTTACTTCTGCAAGTTTATTCCAGATAGCATGAATGTTAGTCTTAGGCCCTTGTGGTTCAAACTCTACAATCTTAAGGTTTGTGATAACTTTAGCGAGTTTCTTACAGCGATCCAACGTTGGATCATCTGCATCCATACCGAAATATACTGTAAAATTGTTGGGGTCCTTACATCTAGCTAATGCGGTAAGTAAAAACGTGAGCTTTAAATTCATTCTCTCACGTGTGGGAAGAAGAAGAGCAATTTTCATCTGTTTTTATTAAATGTAAATTACTTAGTTTTCAACTTTCTTAATGCTTTAATCACACTTTCTTCACTTTCATTAGGTACTTGCCAAGGTGTGTATTTATGTTTGTTATAGAAATATCTTGCACCGTTATTTATATTAGATTTCCAATCTTCGCGGGGTCTAATAGATGAATTAACTTCAGAACATGCCTGTTCACCGAGATATTCATATGAATTATGTATATCAGGCCACCACCAATAAGCTGGTAAATAACCATTTTTAACAGCTTGATATGAATGTTCTACGTGTTCCCACGCATTTAGGAACGTTTCATCAAATAAACCTATATCATTAAGTAATTTTTTAGTGTAAACACAAAATGCACCAACACAGTGAAAATTTAATGCTAAATTAACATTATCACCATAGTCAACTACTAATCTTGGTATTGGATTATTGTCCTTTTTATTAGCTGGTCCGTGATAACCAAACATTAAATGCTGTATACCTGTTTTTTCTATGTATTTGATATATTCATTAAATACATTAGGATCTGTAATTGTTATATCATCCTCTATAAGAAATAAATAATCACAATTTTTATCTAAAAGGTACTTAAGAGCTTTGTTTTTAGATTTACCAACACCTATATTCTTTTCATTTTTAATGTAATGGCTTGTATAATTAAAATCTAAATTATTACCATCATTAATAACTACTAACTCATCTACTGTATCTTTTGGAACACTCTCATAACATTTTTTAAAGAAATCTGGTCTATTACATGTAATTATACCTAACCCTATTTTACTCATAATATAATTTATAATTATGTTTTAGAAAATAAATAATATAAATGGCAACAGTTCCTCCACAAGAAGTACCGGTAAATTTATTACCAATTAAACAAGGTATTAGTCTCACTGATTATATTATCATTAATAGTGGTACATTATCACTCGTACCATGGTCGAATGTTGTTATTACTGCTGATCAAACTGATTTTTATACTACTATTGTCAGTATTTCCGCTTCGCAAGTGGAATTAACAACACAAGTAAATAGTATATCTGCTAACATTGATGCTAATCAACCTAATTGGGATAGCACTTATTCTACAGTTAATAACTTAAGTGGTGGTTGGACAAATACCCCCACCACTACATTAAATGTTATAGGATTTACATCAAATAGTAGTGTTGGTTATACTGGTAGTTTAACCCCAATTACCAACCCTATTGTAATAGGGTTTAACGGTGCATATGGTTTAAATACCAAAGTAGATTTAAACAATTCTAGTCAAAATGTAACTGGATTTATTGATAATGCCTGTTTGCAGTTACAACCGGGTACATATAGAATAGATGGCAGTTTAATCAGTACTATAGGTACCGCGTCTAAGAAAGGTTTATATTTCTTTGCATTTTACGGTTCATTACCTACAGTGGGTAATAATAAGAGCTATAGTGCTAGTAATAGTCCCACTGCGGTACTATATAGTACACCTGGATACAATAATACAACAAATACACATACTTTTGAAAGTTATGTGTATGTAAGTACTGCTTGTTATGGGTTATTGTTATATACTAATGATGATAGCGCTTCATCAACAGTCACCGGGGCTGGTAGTAATTCATCTATATCACTTGCATTTGGTAATACCCCCGCATATGGTGGTACATTAGATATTACCTATTTATCAGAAAATAACTTCCTCAATATAACAGGTACAAGTACTATAGTTGCTGTAAGACCTAATATTTAAATTTTAAACTTACGGTAAAGCTCTTTTACTTGTTTATCTTTGTCTGCCTCTTGTTTTATTTGTTCAAGTAGTGCAGACATATCATTATATTCAGATCCCACAACACTTTCATTATTACCGATAAGATCACCTTCAGCATCAAGATACTGTTTAATTATTTGAATACGTTCCTCACGATTACCGAATATTTCAATAATAGCAGGACAATCATATGAAGGTAAAAATGGTGTGCTACCAGGTTTAATGTGGTGAGTGTGAATAATAGCTTTAAATATATTATCTATTTCAGTTATATATTCCTCATCAAATTCACGCATTCCATCATTAACAATTTCAACTGGTGCTACTTTAGTTATAGGTGTAAAGAAAATAATATCTAAACTTTTGATACTTTCTCTAACAAGCGGAATACATTTATTAATGAATTCCTCATCTATGTCACTTGCCTTTTTGTCTACCGACCAGAGAGAATATACAATTGCATCCAACGGTGATCTATCAAATATAACTTTATCTTTTTTATTATATTTTTGAATTTCATCAATCTTACAATTGAGAATATCCCACTGACCATCCTTATTACATTGTTTGCTATGTGGGTAATTTTTTTCTTTAATTATATCTCTGTAATCAGTTTTTTCACGTTGGTAGGAAGGCCATTCCTTTAAAAAATCTTTTATCAAAGTTGACTTACCTTGACAGGAGGTACCCGAAATAGCAATACGCATACTTAAATTTATATTACTACCTCGGGTATTTCAAATGTATATTACTTAGCTTTTACTCTAAATGTTCTACCCAATGTATCTTTCTTTAATACTTCACCTGGTTGTAAGTTTGCTGCTGCTTTTTGAGCTTGTGCTTCATTACCCCTTTGCTGTAAATCAGCAGCACCTCCTCTAGCACTACCAGCTGGTTGAGCTGGTGCTGTAGCTGGTTTAGCTGGTGCTGTAGGTTGTTCAGGCTGTGTAGGTTGTTCAGGTTGTTCAGGTTGTGTATACATACCCTGGTTAGGATCTTCTGGACTACCTGGTTCAATTTGATCTGTATCTATACCTGGTTGACTATTTAAACTTTCTGGTGATTCTGCGTTTGGATTTACTTCACTACCCTGATCTACTTCAGGTGTACCTAAACTCTCTGGTGATTGTGCGTTTGGATTTACTTCACTACCCTGATCCACCGGTGCACCAGTACCACCTAATGCTTGACCAGCTAAACCACCTGCAGCACCAGCTAAACCACCTGTTGCAGCACCTGAAAGACCACCTTTAAGAGCACCTTTAAGTCTTTCACCTTCTTTAGCACCAAAAGCACCTTTTGCTGCTCCAATTGCACCACCAATACCTGCACCCTTAAGACCTGTTAGGAGCATTGGTGTTACAAATCCTATACCACCAGTTGCAGCCCCAATAGCCCCAATAAGACCAATTGCTGCTGCTGCACTAAGTTTTGGATTGTTCTTGATAAATGAACCTATCTTACCGATTAAACTGCTACTACCACCTGCTGCAGTTGGTGCAGCAGAACCAACAGATCCACTACTAACAGTTGGTGCGGTTTGTGGACCACTAGGTGTAACATTAATATCACCTGGACCTGTTGCGGGTATAATACCACCTGCAGGGACTAATGAACCACCTTGAGCTGCAGGTGCTGCAGGTGCTGGTGGTGTTGGTGCTGAACCTTTAGCCGCTGTAGGAGCTGCGCTTTTAGCTTTACCACGTGTTGAATAATTTTGTTGAATGTAAGTGTTTAAAGACTGTGCTTGTTGCTTTATTGCAGGGTCTTGAATTTCACTAGCAATTTGATTTAAAGTCTTTTGAAATTGTTTAAATTTATTTTGCGCAGCATCTTCACTAATAACACCTGAATTATCCATTGTTAGCACGGACAAAATCTGATAAGCGTGCATTAATTGATAATCTCTCGATTCAGCAACTGGCGCACCTTGAGCAGCTACCTCGTTAGATACTTTAGGATCACCTTCTTTTTGTATAAATTGTTGTAATGCCTGTTCACCACCTTGAGCAGCCTTTGCCAATTGCTCTTGTTTATCTTTAGGTAACTTGCTTAAAATCATGTTTATAAGCGGTTGTATAAGTTTACCTTGAACTGCTTGTGCACCTGCTTGAACACCTTGCTTTATCTTTTGACCAATAGCACCGAAAATTTCATTACATAATTCAGGATTTTTCTGCATTAAGTAAATAGCTGTATCTACGTCCCTCTTATAGCTTTCCCTTAAAATTACATTTGTCTTATAACCATTATACATCTGATCATAATCAGTTAAGTATTTGTTAAATGGTGTATTAGAATAATAACCAGACTTAAGTGATTCCTTAACAGTGTACTGTTTATTTGATTCATTAAGCTGTTTTTGTTTCTTTTGATAAATACCACTGTATAAATCAGCAATTTTATGATTATTAGACCCTATTGGCATAATATTATTTATATAAATGTTGTAATTTTAAACATAAAACCATTTACCTAATGCTTTTGCTACTTCTATCTTAGTGTAATGTCTATCTGGGTAAAATTTATTAATTGTGTATGTGGGGTGAAAAGACATGGGTGATAATTGTTTTATCTCATCAATTTTATAACTTTGTTTTTCATTGTTTATGAGATTTATACAATTATCTATTATACCATAGTTTATACTGTTATTATCTATAAAATCTGTGTAGTGGTATTCATCTAAATTACCTGATGGTAATGTGTTTGTAGTTCTATTGAAAAAATAATCAAATAATTTATCTACATTTTCTGTTTTCTTTACCCCTATAGTACCACAATTTACTATATTTCTTAAATTACCATGGTTGAACCTATCTGCTTGTAAATAAAACTTTAGTGTTATATCATATTTATCTAACATTTTTTCAATTATACTAAAAAAATCAATAAAAGTAATTACATCACTATCTAAATAGAATATTTTATCATAAATTTTAATGTATTCTTGTATTATTTCCTGTTTAATATACTGTAAAATACAATAATAAACATATTTCTTATTGGTGTAAATTGTATAATCATATTTTTTAGATATAAAAAGTCTTACATCACATGTAGGTTCAATTGTTTTAATTTTATCTACTGTGTTTTGATCTATACCAAATATAATTAAATCGTTATGTCTATTAAATTCTTTTAAGTTTCTATAACAATTAATTAGATGCGGAATATAGTTATAATCACCAAATGTTAATATTTTCATCTATCATCCATAGTTTCTTTAAGATGTTTTTCAGTCCACATGGCACCTAATATATTCCACACTGCTGCTGCTGCATGGTCTTCATCATTGTCACCATTCCACCATTTAAACATATGTCTTTGTGCAGAATCATAATAAACAGATAAAGGCATACCTTTTTTCCAGTTATTAGCCCCATATTTTTCAGCACCATCTAAATATCGTTTAAGTACCCTATTAAGTTCATCGTGAGGTAATAAACTCATTTTTAATTTATTATCCCCAGTATCTCTTTGTGCTCCAGTAATAAACTCTCTATTCATATAACCATTTATTGAATTTTTTAGCAAGTTCTATTTTAGTATATAATTTGCTTATATCAATAGTTTTCCAAAATACTGAATCAGCTACTATTTCTTTAGTTATATCGTGACTTTTTTTAGAGTAAGTAGGATGGAAAGATTTAGGGTTTAATGCTTTTATTTCTTCATATGAGTAAATACAATCGTGACCATTTACTAGATTTAATTTATCACTAATTAAACAATGATTAGTTTTATAGTTATTATAGAAATAAGTAAGTATATATTCCTCTATGTTAAGAGTTGGTGATGGAAATTGTTTAGATTTTTCATTAAAAACCTCAAACAATAAATCACTATCTGATGATTTATTAATACCTAAAGTACCACTATTTACTATACTGGTAATTTCATCGGTGTTAAATCGATTAAGCTGTCTATATAATTTATAAACTATATTATGATGATTTAACATTTGTTCTACATCACTAATAAAATCATCAAATATTATTACATCGCAATCATAATAAAAAACCTTTTTATACTCATCTACACAGTCTTGTAGCAACTTTATTTTTTTAAATTGAAGTAAACCATTACTTACAAATTCATTATTTGCATTAACGGTGTCATAATGTGATGGGTAATATTGTGCATCACATAATGGTTCTATTTGTTTAATTTTATCTATCATTTCACGTTCATGACAGTAAATAGTAAAATTATGATGTTTATTTATCGATTTTAAGTTCCTATATCCGCTAATAACATATGGTATATAGTTTGTATCACCAAAACTAATTATTTTCATATAAGTACATCACTCCCGTAAGTTTTTATTAACCAATCATCTGGAGATATATATTTCTTTGCCTCATGGAAATTATCTAATATTGCTTTTTCTTTAGATTTATAATAACTAGGAGTAATTTCCTTTAATATTTGGCATAGTTCTTCTTTCGTATCAAATGTAATTATACCGTCTAAGTTAAAGTATTTACCAATGTTATTTGTACCCCAGTATATAGGAATAGTACCGGTAAGAAAACTATCAATAATTTTATCACTAAAGAAGTCATCTACTTTTTGATTTTCTATTTGTATTGAAAAATAATAATCCTTAAGGGTGTCAAGTTTAGGCAAATAATTTGCGTAACTAAAAGGTCCTATTATATCTACATGTTTAAAATACTTATTAACTTTAAGTTCTTCAAATACTTCAAATCTAAATTTATGACCTGTCCACCATTTTTTATTGGAATAATTAGCACTAACTAATTTACTTTTTGGATATATTACAAATTGTTCTTCACTGTCAAGTAATGTAGTACCCCATGGGTACCATTTAGCTTTACTTACTGAATTAACTAAATCTAAATTATGTGACAATACTAAATCAAATCTTTTAGAGTAATCAGGTATACCTTTATGAAAATTATATGTTTCACCACAACCATCAGGTGGTTCCATAATCATATTGATATTACGTTTATTAGGAAATTGTTTAGTAAAATCGTACAATTTAGGATTATTATCGTGTTCCCATCTACTCCAAATAGTAGTTTCATTAGAGAAATAAAATAAAGCAGCCCTATCAGACCAAATTACTGTTTGTATATCATCAGGAATTACATTGAAATGTAATTGACAATTATAGGTATCATAACTCAATTTTACCCACTCAACGTTTTTAGACTTAATACGTGGTGAAAAACTATACGGGCTATTTATTGATCTACCATTTTCGCTTTTTGTCATTTCTAAAGCAGAAAATGTACGATCAGTATCTATAAAGAATACTTTCATTAAATATTATGTATTCTATTAGATGAAAATATCTATTAACAATGGTAATTTATGTACCGATGTGCTGCTTTAGCTGTGTTATTACCTTTATTCTTTTGTCTAGATTTAACACCTCTAGCTTTCGAACAACTTAATTTACCACCCCCAGCTGCCCTCTTCAATATACCAGGTCTTACTGGATCGTGTATTGTCTTCTCTACATATTTGTTGAGAAGTTTATAGTAATCAGGTTTTTCACTTAAATGCTGTTTAGCAATAATTTCAGCAGTTTTTCTATCTTTAGTATGCTCCATTTCGATCTTTATACCCTTTTCTAACTCTTTAGGATCGAAATGTTTCATAGATGGGTGTTTTAAATTAGCTTCTACTTGTTCTTTTTTTAATTGTATTTCTGTTTTCTCTATACTCTTACCATTATACTTACCTTTGTGTAATGGGTCTTTTTCTATTTTGTAAACAACTGTTTTACCTGATATACCACCTTTACCTTTATGTGTTATTGTTTTAACTACCTTACCCTCAGTGCCACAATGCTGACAATCAGGATTAATATTCTTAACACTATCACCCCGTTGAAGTAAATTAGCAACTAAATTCGTCTTCTTTTCAGATATTAAATTTCTAAATACACCTTCAAAGGTCATGTAAATATTTATGCAAACCCATATGGTAAAGTAAAATCTTGTGTATCAGATAATTTTAAATCCTTAAAGATTTCAGTTAAATATCTATTACCTTCTAATCTATATTTACCGGGATATACTACAACCGGTGTAATATTATGCTGTTTAAAACCGTCTTGTTCTATATAAACTAGCTTATTTTCTGCTAAATTAACACTTTCAGTATCTATTGGTAAACTAAAATCATCAAAAGAACATACTTCATCTACAAAATTTAACTTTTCCCAGTGTCTTGTGTCCTGATAAACATATAAAATATGAAATTTATCATTTTTATACTGATTTTTAAATATTTTAGATAATTCTATAAGATGATGTAAATCATAATTTACAGAATGCATATCTTTCTGCAAATAATAATTATTTTCATACCAATACCAGGTGTATTTACTTCTTATAAATAACAGTTTTCTATCATTATCTTTAAGAAGTTTAACTAACCGTTGAGCTCTACGGTTGTATGTTTCAAGAGTTTTTTCTACATCTACTTTACCTTCAGGTCCTCCTTCAAATTCCGGTGGGTAATGTATTTGATGCACCCAGGTAACACCAGGACCGTTAGGGTATATATCTTTTAGCTCATTTTTAAATAATGGTACTAAACCATCTATATCAGTTATTTGCCAATCAAAAGGAAAGGATGACTTACGCATGTAATGTAATCCTTGCCCTACACAACAACGGTGACCAATACTCACCATGTAATCATATTGAGTATCTAAAAAACTATTATTTTTTAGCCAATATTTCATCAAACTTTTAATGCTTTATCCCAAATAAGCAATTGCAGTCTTGGGCTAAAATTAAACCCATATTGTTTACACCATTCAGCAACTTGAGCAGATCGTTCAAACAGTTCCTGACGTGAACCACAACAAGGCATTAACCAAACATTATTTTTAGTTATATCAAACATATCTACATATTTTTCAATAATCTCTTTTAAATCATTTTCATTTTGAACAACAAATTTAAAATCTGAACCTTGTATAACATGCACTTTAAGTGTTTCAGGTATATACCGTTTATTTTCAGGATCACCATTAGAAGCTAATTTAGGTGATGTAGTGAAAGATATACCTGGTGAATTAAGAAGTTCTTTACAAGGTGTAATAGTTGCATTAGTTTCAAAATCAATGTTACTATTCCAAGTAATAACTTCCTTGTCTTTCAAATATTTAAAAAACTTAACAAGTTGGTTTTGTTGAATTAATGGTTCACCACCTGTAACCTTTAATATTGCATTCCCGGTGGCAATCTTAATACCGTAACCAGTCTTTTCAAAAAACTCAGTATAGAGTTCTTTAAAGGTGTATTTATTTTTTACCGACCATGAACTATAAGAATCACAACCGAAAGGTGAATCTGGTGACTTAAAACCAATACAAGTGAGATTGCACATTGCAAGTCTCATAAATACTGATGGTATACCTACATACCTACCTTCACCTTCAAGGGTGTAAAAAACTTTATCATCAGAAATAAACAAAGTATCGACATTTTCGTCGTAAGTAATTTCACTCATGCATATATATTAAAATGAAAACTTGGAGTTTTCAAGTTAAAAATTAAATATATGTGGATGTCAAACACATTAACAAAAAACAAGGGTAAAAAACAAAAACAAAAAATTATTGACACAAATCTTGAATTAAATTTTAGGATTAATCAACAATATAAATTAAGTGAGCCGCATAAAGAGTTTGTTTTAAGTAGTTTGCATGAAAATTCAAAAATAATGATGGTTGATGGACCTGCAGGTTCAAGTAAAACATATTTGTCTGCATACGTTTCTTTGATGCTTCTTAAACAAAAACAAATAAATGAAATAGTTTATATAAGAAGTGTTGTTGAAAGTGCTAATAAAAAATTAGGATTTTTACCAGGTGATGAAGAAAGTAAGTTCAAGCCATGGAGTTTACCAATGGTGGAAAAATGTGATGAACTTATAGGAATGGCTGAAACGAATAATTTAATTAATAGTGAAATTATTAAGTTTACACCTGTTAATTTCTTAAGAGGTACAACATTTAAAGATGTTGTAGTTATTGTAGATGAAGCACAAAATCTAGAACTTAACGAACTAATTACTATTCTCACTAGATTCGGTAATAATAGTAAGTTATTTTTAATTGGTGATACAATGCAAAGTGATATTAATGGTAGATCAGGGTTTAAACGAATTTATGATGTCTTTAATACCACTGAAAGTAATAATGAGGGTATTTTATCCTTTAAATTTACAAATAATGAAATTACAAGAAGTCAATTGTTAAAGTATATTATAAGTGTTATAGAAAATATTAAGAAGTAGGTTTATTCTTTTGCAATTCTAATAATTCTTTAATAGCATCTTCTACAGATAAAGCACCAAACCCTGAAGGATTATCTTTTTTACCTTCAGGGTTTCCTATTTTGTTTAATTGAGTAAAAACATCACCAACTAACTTGTTAATTGATGGGTCTTTTTCAATTTGAACACCTTTATACATTACTTACGTGGATTACCCCAGCTAAGATTATCCAATGCGGCTTTAAAACTGAGATTGTTCTGCTTGTCAACTACGTTACCTACCGGTGCAGGAATTGGTTCATATCTACGTGTCTTAGGAGCTTCTTCAACAGGCTTTTCTACGGGTATATCAATTTGATTGGTTGTAGTTTCATTAATATTGTTCAACGGATGTGCACTATTTTTAATATCACTCATTGAAGATTCATTAATAATAGTTAATGCAGGTACACCATTCTTAACAAAAGCAGAATTCTTATCATGTTCCCATACTTCAACACTCTCTAACCAACAGCGACTATTTGTACTATTTTTAATATACTTATCAGCAGTATTAAAACAATACTCAGCAAACTTTTCAATACCGACACCGCTCTCCATAACTCTTAAATCAATGACACCGCGTTCATTGAGTGTCTTAAACAATTCAATCTGAGGATCTTTACTCCAAACAATAGTCGTATGATCAAATTGCTGCTCAAAAATATTCTTCAAATCTTTAAGACCACCAAAATCAACAACCCAATTGTTTTGGTCTAAATTAGAGCAAGCAAAAACAAACTTTGCAGTGAGTCTATAACCATGCAAAAACTTACAATGAGAATTTGCATAAGGCTGTCTGAAAGCACATGAACCTAATTCAAAAATTTTTGTACTAAAATAATGCATACAATTATATTACCATGTTACATAATATAATCAACTGATATATTTACCACTACTTTCATAGAATTTTCTAGCCCAGTAATTTAATTGATTGATAGAAGCATTTTGTAAAATAGTTCTAATAGCATTATTGTTACCTTTCATATCATACTTGTCATTATACCAATCCATAAAATTAGTGTCACCTGTAAACATCCGTGCATTTAAATTAGGATTTGCAATCCATTTTGGTGAATCTCTTTGAAGATAACCTGGTTCAAATGATTTAAGATATCTTGTGGCTGCATCTAATCTACTTTTACCTTTTGATATTTTTTCTGCTGCTTTAAATGGTGCTTTTGCTACACCTTTTATTGCACCACCTATACCTTTTGCTACTTTCTTTAAACTACCTTTTATATTCATACCAGTGTGTACACTTGTTGGTATTCCTAATGGTGCGGTTGAAGAACTTAAACTCGGTGGTACTGGTCCTGGTACAGTAGCACCTCTTGTTGGTATTGGTCCTGAAGTGCCAGATGTTCCAGATGTTCCGGAAGGTGGTGGTGTAGGTGGTGATATCGGTGTTAATTTAGTGGGTAAAATATTAGCTGCTCTTAATTGTGAAAATGCAACCCCATGATCAGGTGCATCAACAACACCTCTTACATCTTTACCCTTTGAATCCATTCCTTCATAATTAAATTTTGCTTCATTAGTAATAACACGTTTGAGCAATTCAATAATGTCATCACTCTCCATACCGATACCACGTAATAGTGATTCAATATCTACAAAGCAATTAGTTTTCATTATATGTGGTAATACCTCTTGACCAGGTTTACCTTTCAAAATTTCAACAATTTTAGCTTTAATAGGACCTAATCTATCATCTTCTGGTACGGGTATAACACCTTGCATGTTATGCATACCCATTTGATCACCAATTGGTATATATAATACAGCATCACAACTATGTGATTCTTTTAAAATATACCCTTCATATGTTTCAGCTATATCAAAACCGGTTTTTAAAGTAGGGTCCACTTTAAATCTAATACGTTTTACACCTTTTCTATCAAAATACTCTTGAAATATATTTAAAACATTGGACATAATTGTTTTAATTATATTTATTCAAGAATATCGCGAAATATCTTATAAAACGATTTAAACTCGGGGTTATGTTTCCATAGTTCTTCCATGTATTCTGTCTCTCCAGGAACATCGCCATACCATGTATCAAAGTATAAACTATGTTTTTTAAGTATATAATTAATAATACCTAAATACATCTCTTCAGTTTTAGGAAATAACTGTTCATCTATAGTATTATCTACCATTTTATTGTATATACTGTAAATTTCATCAAAATGTTCTTTATAACCACCCCATAATGTACCTACTACCCATTTAGCACATGTAATATCGCTAACATTACAAAGTTCTTTAGCTTGTTTATTAAGTATATTCAACCAAGGTGTGTTATAACCATCAAAAGGTGCATTAAGGGTTACAAAGAACCATCTATGTTTTTCAACATATTCATCGAGCTTAGTTCCTAATTCAGGTTTAAACAAGCTTTCAGGATTATTTGGATATAAAGAAAATTCATACTTCTTTAAAATATTACCTTCACCTAATTCTCTACCACCATATTTTATTGGAACTTTACTATTTTCTGTTATTCCTGCATCAATCCATACTACTTTTTTACAACCCCATTTATTGGTATATGCTTGTTCAAGAAAGTAAAGTTTTGTATGACATAGAACTTCACATCTATGATAATACCTATATGCTGGATTAACATGAGTTTCTTTTGCTGCTAAAATCTTAGCATAATGTCTATAGGTAGTTAAATCGTGTGTTCTTATTTCATAATTATCATAGTTAGATTCTTGTAAAAACTTAGATAATATTTCAACATCTTTTTCTGATGTATATAAAATTACCGGTAATTTTATCGCAAAAATGCTTTGTAATGATGGAAAATATGTATTAATTGGATACCCTCTACCACCAATTAACTCGGTATATTTTACATTATAAAGACAAGTTACCAAAACTGTATTTGCCATATAAATTATTTAAAGGAAAACCTTGAGTTTTAAAGGAAATCTTTTAATATACATATATGCCTGATTCAAGTAATTATGAATGGTTTGGAGATGTTGATGAACTTAGTGGTGATAAAGATAAAATAGCTAAACAAATACTCGGTGATGCATATGCATCTAGCTATATCTCACCAATTCGTACATATGATAATAATTTAAAGGTTGATGATACATATATTGATTCATTACCTGATTTACAAAATGGTCCAAGTAGCTTAATTCAAGGTGCAGCAGTAGCTATTCAACAAGTTGGTATTCATAATTTCCGTTTACCTCTTACATATAAGTGTAGAAATGGTGAAGTTATTACTCTTGAAACAAGCGTCACCGGAACTGTAAGCTTAGAAGCTCATAAGAAAGGTATTAATATGAGTCGTATAATGCGTAGCTTCTACGATCATAAGGATAAAACATTTTCAATTGGTATTATTGAAGATGTTCTCAATCATTATAAAGGTAAGCTTAATTCATTTGATGCACGTATCATGATGAAGATTAGTTACCCTATTCTACAAAATAGTCTTCGTAGTGAAAATATTGGTTATCAATATTATGATGTTACCCTTGAAGGTGATATTGACCAAAATGGTGTTCTTAACAAATACGTTCATTTTGATTTCGTATATAGTTCAGCATGCCCTTGTTCATATGAGTTATCACAACATGCTGAAAAGTATCGTAACCGTGCAGTGGTACCTCATAGTCAACGTAGCGTTGCACGTATTAGTATTAAGTTTGATGAAATGATTTGGATAGAAGATATCCATGAAATGTGTGTTGATGCACTTAAGACTGAAACACAAGTTGTGGTTAAACGTGAGGATGAGCAAGCATTTGCTGAACTTAATGGTGCTTATCTTAAGTTTGTTGAAGATGCAGTTCGTTTGATTTATGCACGTTTAAATGAAGACTCCCGTATTAAGGATTTTAAAGTAGTTGCATCTCATCAGGAAAGTTTGCATAGTCATGATGCTATTGCTGTAATTGTAAAGGGGTTGCAAGATGGTTTTAGACCTGGTGTACCTCGTGAAATTTACAATAGCTTAATCCATGTACCTCGTTAATTTATGGAATTTGAAACAAGATTGTTAAATGTATCTACTCTTAAAGAAGCAAAGCTTTTAAAACATGCGTTGAAAGCTGCAAAAGAACCTGATACGGGTATCACTATCAATGTAAAATCTGCATATAACGTTATACGTGATTGTGCAACTATTACAACAAACTATTTACCTATACACGCATATATAAGTATACCGAAACCTATTGAATCTTTAAAAGGTGTCTTTACTAAAGCTATTATTAGAGATTTTATTAAAAGATCAAACACTGAAACATATACTAGTTTACTATTAAGGCTTATTCTTGAAGATATTAAACAGTTTTCTAACACTAATGTTAATATTGTTAATACTCCTACCGTTGATACTAATGATTCTGATGATGTTTACGGTGATTATGATTCAATCACTGAAACAAAAAGCTTAGTAGTTACACTACCAGTGGAGGAACTATTGTTTAACGCTTTTAATGTTACTAAGTAGTAAAATCTTTATTAATATCTATTAGTTTATTTAAAGTAGATAAAAATTCCTTACCCAGAAGTACGGGTTCACTATTTTCGGTTCTATCGCTAATAGTGAATTTTACATCTGGGTATTCTTTTCCATGTAATTTAATATTGAATAGTATTACAGGTCTGTCTTCTTTTATACCCGAACCTATATTAATCACTGCATTATCAATTATCTTCTTACGTATCCTCTTGTCGTTTATAGTGTTAAATATCACTTCATCACCCTCATTTTCAAGATCCATACCGTGGATAACATTAAATGCATTATTACCTGTGTCAACTTTACATACTGAATCCCCTACACCGTCAATGTAAATTTCTTCAGTGTTACCTATTACATCTTGTGCGTATTCTTTTAAGAATGCATTAATTTGGTTATTAAAATTTTTCATTTTTTAACGTTAAATGTTTTATCAAACAAAATTTCTTTTCTTACTCTTCTGCTAAGCACTATCATATTAGCTAGTGCTTTACGTGATTTTCTAGCAGATAATGTACTACCTTTTTCATAAAATTTTTGATAGTTTTTTATGAATACATTAAAATTATCAATTAACATATCACATGATTTATCACCTGGTAGTAATTTAGTCATATGTATAATTATTTATTTTTTTTCCAATTTACACGTTTGGAACTTGTTTTCTTATACATTTTACCTTTTATGGATCTACAGGCCTGTTTGGTTGGTCTACACGCAGGGTAACTACCACCTTTCTTTTTAGATGATTTACCACATGGGCCACCTGTTTTACAATTTACCCAACCATGAAAATTTTTACCAGTCTTAGGATCTCTACCCCCACGTTTAAACCATTGGTGTAGATTATCAGATGCTTCACATAGTTCTTGAAATGTAAGCATATTATTTTTTTCTTTTATTTTTCCAAATTTTACCTTTTCTACATTTTACCATTGCTGCGGATCTGTATGCAGAAGTTTTAGTACCGTATGCTTGTACAGCTCTATTATAGCACCGGTCTTTCTTTTCTTGTAGTACACTGTTTACGAGGTTGTCAAATATATTCATATTATTTAAAAAGTTGCATTAAACCTTTATGTAATTCACTTGCTACTTGGGCATTTTGTTCTTGACCGAGTTTAATAAAAATAGACTTACCAGTCAATAAAAGTATATTAGTTAAACTCTTTAATCTTTCGATGGTTGCAGATTCTAATAAATCCTGTAATGATTGAGATTTGTTTTCTTTAAGTAATCTTTCTACAAATGGCTTCCAATGTTTATCATCATTTTCAAAATGTCTATCCATTTCAAGCATAAGTTCACTAACAATATCTTTTATTGCTTTAGGAGTGTTAGCTTTACCTTGTATTTGTTTAAGTATTTCTGGTGTTAATTTACCTGATGACCATCTATAGTCCTTTTGTGGTGATGGTAAACTATCATCACCCGGTGAATTAGGACCAACCACTTCGTTAAGTATTCTTTTTACGAGTTTATTAAATTTATTCATAACTAGCATTTCCATCTTCTACGTGCTGCACAGCCTCTTGTTTTTTTACCAGCACAACCACCGGTTGGTATCCAAGCACTTGATCTTGCACAGAAACTCTTTCTTCTCTTAGCTGCTTTTGAACCTTTTTTAACTTTACCAGTCACGGGGGCTTTTAATTTACTACCGGTAGCTCTATTATATTTAGCTCTACCCTTAGCTGTTAAACCAGCTCCTTTACTTACAGGTAACTTTTCACCGCGTTTAACTGATAATGATGGGTCACGTTTTTCTAATATGTGAGCAGTTATTTCTGCCCCACCCATAAAATTTAATAGTTGATCAAAGTCCATATTATCTATTATTATTTATTAAATATCGGTATGAACCTTGATAGTAAAAAGATTTTTTGTCTTTATGAAAATGTAGCTAATTTAGGACCGGGTGCTGAATCTTCAGTGGGCCCTAGTAGTAATCAACAAGTGGTAGTAAGTGTTCCATCAGGTTTTGCAACTAAAGATAATACACAAGGTAAACAATATGCACCTGAT